AGTCCTGCAGCAGGAACTGTCAATGCAGATTCTTTTGACAACACGGTTATATCTGGACACACAGCTTTAGCTACTAAACCTGCAGACACAGATGAGTTTTTAGTTTCAGATGCGGGTACAATTAAAAGAATAGATTATTCTTTAATTAAAGATGGAATAACCATGGTAGACCAATTTAGGTTGACTGGTGATTTTGATATACCTACGAGTGAAGGTAGTATTACAAGCAATCTTGAAAGGTCAGATACAAGAGGTGCAGCGAGTTTTGGCTCAATACAAATGTCTCAATCTTCAGGTGTTTTTACTTTCCCAAGCACAGGTTTTTATTTAGTGATTTTTACAGTTCAATTTTATGCATCTCAAGGTGATGGTAATTTACAAGCATTAATAAAATTTACATCAGATAATTCATCTTATAACACAACAGGACTTATACAACAAAGTGCAAATGCTAATCAAAGTATTTCTTTTGGCTCTGGTGCTGTTACTGTTTTATTAGATATAACAGATACAACTAATCAAAAAGTTAAATTTAATTTAGGTGCAGGTCCTAGTGGAACAGCAGCGAAGGCTAGGGGTGATACAGACCAAAATGAAACCACAATGACATTTATTAGAATTGGAGACACATAAAATGGATATTAACGGAAGAGCAAATAAATATGATGATTATCTCGTAACCCTACATAAAGGACAGTGGTTTGGTTGGACAAAGGGCAAAGAAAAAACAGCAGAAAATTTAATCATACATGACAGTTCTAAATCCAAACCTACACAAAAAGAATTAGATGACGGTTTGGCAGCTTTACAAAAAGCATATGATGATGCTCAAACAAAACAATCTACAGACGAAACATCAGGAAAAACTAAACTTAAAAACCTTGGTTTAACAGATGACGAAATAAAAGCACTGACAGGAAAGTAAATGGCATTTGGAGAGGTTGGAACATCACTATCCAAGATAAAAGCCAATAGCTTAAATCTTGCAGGTACATTTGGATTTAGTGGCACAGTCACAGGATTAGCTGATGAAACACCTTTAGTATTAATCAGCACATTTACTTCTGATGGTTCTGATGCTGATGCACAATTTACTAGTGGTATAGATTCTACATATAAAGAATATTTATTTGTCATAAATAACATTCATCCTGAAACAGATTTTAAATCTTTTATGTTCAATGCATCAGTTGATGGAGGTAGTAATTATAATGTTTCTAAAACAACAAGTTCTTTTAGAGGAATACAAAACGAAAGTGCTACAACTGCTTTTGGAAATAGAGCTTCTTCCACAGGTGCAGATGAAGATACAGGAGATATGTACATAGCGGATGGAGTAGGTAATGATAATGACCAATCAGTTTCGGGTTTGGTTAGGTTATATAATCCTAGCTCAACTACTTTTGTAAAAATCATATCTACTGAATCTCAGCATTATCAAAAAGATAATTATTCAATGCACATTTTTAATGCAGGGTATTGTAATACTACATCAGCCATTAATGCAGTTAGATTTAGATTTAATGAGGGTGAAATACAAGGCGGAACAATAGATATGTTTGGAGTAGTATAGTGGCACTTAGTAAATTAGATGCAAACTCTTTTGACCTAACAGATAATTATGCTTTTACAGGCACAACAACTGGACTAGTATCTACACAAAAATTATTTTTAATTAAGAATATTGATGCAAGTTCTAGTAGCACAGTAGATTTTGTCAATGGTTCTAGTAGTGTGGTTTTAGACAATACTTATAAAACATATTTGTTTAGAATTATAAATGTTCACCCTAGCACTAATAGTGGAGGCTTTGCAGTAAACTTTTCAATAGATACAGGCTCAAACTATAATGTCACTAAAACAACAACAAGTTTTGTAGCACAGCATCAAGAAAGTGGTAGTGGTGGTCAACTAGGGTATCAAACTGGTTATGACTTATCACAGTCTACATCAGACCAAGAAATAACACAAAATATTTATGCAACAGACGATAATTCAGGTTGTGGAAATTTATATTTGTTTAATCCTAGTAGTACAACTTTTGTAAAACATTTTGTATCAGAGACAGGAAGTATGTTTGCAAACGCTAGAGCATGGCATAATTTTGTAGCAGGATATTGCAACACAACATCTGCAATAGACGCTGTTAGATTTAAATTTGATACTGGTAATATAGATTCAGGGAGGATAGCATTATATGGCATTAAGTAAAATACAACCTGCATCTATGGACCTGACTGCTAATTATGCTTTTACAGGAACTAACTCTGTGGCAGGAATAGACTATGCAGAAAAAAAATTATCTACACTGACAGCATCAAGTAGTAGCACGTTAAGTTTTACTAGTAATATAGACAGCACTTACAATATTTATAAGTTTAGGTTTATAGACATACATCCTGAAGATAGTGGAATAGAATTTGATTTTCAAGGAAGTACAGACAATACAAATTTTAACATACAAATGACGACAACTAACTTTCAAGCCAATCATACAGAAGATGGTTCTAGTTCTGCTTTAGGTTATGCAACTGGCAGAGACCAAGGTAACGGAACTAGTTTTAATGCATTAACACATGATATAATAAATGATGCTGATAATTGTGTTGCAGGTGAGTTATTTTTATTTGACCCTAGTAGCACTACCTTTGTAAAACATTTTATCGCTAGAACTACTTCTATGATTGGAGCACAAACTCAACAATGCTTTACATCAGGATATTTTAACACAACATCTGCAATTACTGGTATAAGATTTCAGATGGAAACAGGAAACATAGACTCAGGAACCATAGAAATGTATGGAATTAACTAGAGAAATTGATATAAAGGGAAAGGAGTAAAAAAATGCCAAGATATCACAATATAAATGGAGTAAAAGTCCAGTTCACAGCAGAAGAAGAAACTGCTCGTGATGCTGAAGAAAAAGCATGGGCTGATGCAGCTCCTGCTAGAGCCTTGGCTGAATTAAGAAGTAAAAGAAACAGATTATTAGCAGAGACAG